ATTCGATAACGCATTTGTCGGAAGGTTAAGCCAACCTGTTTAGCTGCTTCGGTTATGTTCCATCTGGCATTTTCTAATGATTGAGCTAATATATCCTTATCAATTTGCATTAAATATGAATCTACGGAAAAGTTGTTTGTCTGGAAAATATCATTTACCTGTGTGAAACTATTATACATTTCTGATTCTGATTTACCTAAGATCAATCCCATGATATACATAAGTAACTTAGGATGAGGTTGGAACCATTCACCCCTTATCCGGTACGCATGAAAGAATTGATGCAACGCTTTTTCTTGGAGTTCGGTGCCGGCCATAACACCGAGTAAGTTAAGGGGTTCAATACATCCTGTTTGTAAAGTGTTTATCCTTATTTTTACATCATCTTTAGCTGTGTATCCGATTTTAATGGGTCCAGCTTTACCGGATTGGACAAAGTAAATCATAAAGCACCTTGTTAATAATTATTGGCTGCTTGGTGACGTAAATGTAATATGGCTTATATAAATTGTCAATCTAAAAAGATCAATAATAGTATAAAGGGGACTATAGGGGATGTATAGGGTTATAATGCCTTTAAAATGTCTATATCTTGAGAGGTAGTTACCATGTCACGCAATAAAGGAAATAATCGCTATAACCGTAAACGATGCATGGCTGTGATCTGTAACATTATAGCGCATTCTGATATGTCATTAGAGGATATATGCAAGAGTAAACCATACTTTCCTGCGCCTTCGGCTGTCGTTAGATGGGTGAGTGAGGGTGGCGCGTTGTCAGAATGGTATGCACTCGCGAAAGACCGACAGGCGGATTACGTCGCGCATCAGATAGTTAATATAGCTGACAGTGAAGACAATCCAAACAAAGCTAGGAACATGATTGACGCTAGGAAATGGCTCGCAAGTAAGTTGAATCCCCGGAAATACGGCGACAAAATAGAGTTGAACGGCTCCCTGGAAGTGGTCCAGAATGATCCGGCTTCCCTGGAGACTGCGCTTGCTCTCTCGGCGCTCTTAAATGGGATTGCAAGGCGTGCCGGGATAGAGTTGTTAACTCCACCGGCTATCGAACATAAGCCATGACTGGCATACCATATATAGATAAAATGCCAGATGATAACCATACCATAATTATCACTTTCCAGTAACTCCTTGGAATGATTCAAAAACGTACTTTACATAATGATGAATTATCGGACGCTAGTAGAATCCGGTAGGTTATCATGTGGCATTCCAGGTCTGATTCATCCTCTCCTGTATAACCCATTGTCAAGCGTCCTCACTTCATGGCCTGTTTGGTCGCGCTCTCCTGGTGGTGATCGTAATTACCTAAGTATTCTACCCTGTCATACTATTTACCATTATATATGGATTAACAGATATGCGATTTTGTCTATGCCCTCACCCCCCTCCCGCCCCCCTCACTACATCTATCGGTTCCTCCCTATTTTGAAAAAAATCACCAGATTTCGTTTTCAACTTCTTCCCCTTTAAAGTAACTTGCCGTTCTATGACTTTCCTTCCCGGAAATGATTTGGTGCGGCCATGAAAAATAAATGGACTCCTGAAAAGATAGCGGATCACTTGAAGGTTTTGACCTCTGGCATGTGTTTTTACAACGTTGTTCATCGGGCCTCGGCAGAGATTATCAAGCAACTTCAAAAGGATATTTGGGATATTAGACACCCTCAAGTTCACGATGTAGAAGAATTTTATAAAAACGATTGACATTCGTCTTTTTTAGCCTATAATCCATTTCACACGGGCTTGTCAAAACAAGCTATTTTTGGTTTAAGCCTAGGTCGTCCCTCCTGGAGCCTAGGCTCTTTTTAAAACTCTGCCGGTTTAGTTCAGTTGGTAGAACAACGGTCCTGTAAATCGTTTGTCGTGGGTTCAAGTCCTACAACCGGCTCCAATAATTAAAGTGAAATTATCATGATAAGCACAAAATAAAACTGAATATGCCTTTGCTTGTCTGGGTGACGACAGACGGCGTTATTCACAGGTTAGGTTGGGCGGGTTATCCCGTCAGCCGAAAAGGAAAGCCCCGGAGAGTGCGTCACCACTCAAAGGGGCTTTTCTGATTTTAATATGGATAAGACTGGTGGGTAATTTTGGCAAGGATCAGAACAGTTAAACCTGAATTTTGGACTTCTGAACAAATCGTCGAATGTTCGCCGATCACTCGCCTACTATTCATTGGAATGTGGAATTTCTGTGATGATAATGGCAACCATCCTGCTAGTACAAAAACTCTCAAGATGCAAATCTTCCCTGGTGATGATATACCTCCTAACGAAATTGAAAACTGTGTAGATGAATTACACAGAGAAGGTTTAATCTTTACATACAATAATAATGGTAAAGAATATTGGCATGTTACAGGGTGGAATCATCAAAAGATAGATAAACCAAGTGTTAAATATCCTTCACATGAGGATGAAAATTCGTCGAAAGGTAGTCGAAAGGTAGTCGAAAGGTAGTCGAAAGGTCTGCTATTATTCGCCTAGCGTTCACCCCCGGAAGGTAAGGGATGTATAAGGGATGTAGATAGTAAGGTAAAGGATAAAGGCTTCTCCGAGAAGAGGGAATTACATAAGAAGGTAGTTAGTAAGGATAAAGGAAGATGAAAGAGAAATTGCCTGATCCGATATGCTGTATAATTTGTGAACGTAAATTAATTGTTGGTGAAGATATGGAACGATTTAAACGGGTCGATGGTAAAGTTATTTGTGAAAATTGTGTTGATACTTTCAGGGCGATTAAAAAAATGAATGATTCAATCGGTAAAATATATTGGAAGGGTATTAGGTTAGAGTGTAAACCATGCAATATCTTTAAAAACCGTAGTATTTACCACTTCAAGGTGAAAAAATGAGCAAAGTCATCCCATTATTTCAGAAATCAGAATCGGTAGCCGATGCCTTAAAAGAAGCTGGTGATAGGGAATTTACCGAGATTATGATATTGGCTAAAAACCCTAACGGCACATATTGGTTCAGAACATCCCCTATGGAATGTGCCTATACACAGATGGGAATTTTACACGCTGGTATCAGTTGGCTTCAGGAAGTGATTAACGAAAATAACTCTTAGAAAGGATAACCCATGTCACAGACTATCAAATGCGAGAATTGTTTTCACTTCATGCTTGAGCAACAGATGATCGTCGGCCAAAAGGTAGGGTCATGTCGCAGGTATCCACCTCAAGCTCAAATGATCGGCAGTCCTCAAGGGGTCCAGTTAGTTTCTAACTTTCCACCAACTCAAACCACGCATTTTTGCGGGGAATTCAAGCCAAAGGAGAATGAATCATGACAAAAGCAGACGTAATCGCTAAAATGGCAGAAGAGGCGGGTATCACAAAAAAGGCGGCGGGGGAAGCTCTGGATTGCATCATCAATGAGATTCAGGGCAACGAGAAGGTTTATCTCCCCGGCCTCGGCACGTTCAAACTGGTTGATGACTTAAACCCGGATGACCCGGACAAATCGAGTACAATCGAAACGGTTGATCAACGGCGGCGGTTGACTGCGTTAAGTTTTGCAGTTGATCTAAATCGAGGGGTTGATGTTGTCAACCCTGATAAAGTGGTATACGATGCAGAAAAATACCTGAAATGGCTTGAGAAATAACATGCGTCTCCACGATTCAAAAATCTGCGACTTGGGGCGGGTTTATGACCCGCTCCATGCTACTTGTCGGAGTTGCCCGGTTGGGTGTGCTCTTAAAGCGGCAAAAAAAGAAATCAAGAAAGTTTCTGTTGTGCAAGAACCTGTGCAAAAACGTCAGAAGTATGGTAATAAGAAAGTGGAGGTTGATGGAATTATTTTTGATTCATCGAAAGAAGCTCGTCGGTATCAAGATTTAAAGTTACTTGAATCAGGGGGTAAAATATCAGATTTGACTTTGCAGAAGACTTTTGAACTTGCTCCTGCCGTCTACCTTCACGGAAGAAAAAAACCAGCCTTGCGGTATGTGGCGGACTTCGTGTACTGTAAAAAAGACAATCCATATCCGGGGGAAGTGATAATCGAAGATGTGAAATCAAAAGCTACTAGAAAAAATCGAGCGTACCGAATCAAGATTCATTTCATGAAGTCAGTTTTAGGGCTTGATGTTGAGGAAATTTAATGGAATTTGATCCTTTCCAGTTAAGAAAAATACTTGAAGTTGCAAACCCTGAAGAGACACAGAAGATTATGGCTCTCATGGGAAAGATGTCAGCATCATGTTGGAATCCTCTTCCTGGGCCTCAAACACTGGCTTACCATAGTGAAGCTGATATTTTGTTCTATGGTGGTTGTGTATCAGCAGAAACAGAATTTCTTACTACTTCAGGATGGAAAAAAATTTCAGATTACAACAAAACAGATTTAGTTGCACAATGGGATGAAAAAACAAACAAAATTATTTTAGTCTATCCTGATAACTATATATCTGTACCTTGCTTATATTTTGTTCAATTTAGACATAAAAGGTTATCAATGGTATTAAGTCCAGATCATAGAATGCCATTGTATGACTATCGTGATAAGTTTATTGTTAAACGCGCAAGTGAAATTGAAGCTAATCCATCACGCTACAAAGTCCCTGTAAATTTTATTCCTACCACTCCAGGATTATGGCTATCAGATAAATTAATCCGTTTGGCAGTTGCAATTTATGCTGATGGTAATTTAACTATACGAAAAAATAAACCCGGATCGTATTGTAGGGTCACTTTACGTAAAGATAGAAAAAAGATTCGTTTAGTTGAATTGTTAACTTCACTTGGAATAAAATGGCATGAATATATCAATCCGAAACGACCTAGTGAAGTGAGATATGGGTTTGAATCAACTATAACAATCAAACACTTTGATGATGGATGGTGGGATGCTAACCAACACCAATTATCTGTTATTCTTGACGAAATATCTTATTGGGATGGCAACATATCAGGCACAAAAGGCGGTGATATTTGCTTTAATACCACATTAAAAACTGATGCAGATTTTATTCAATATGCAGCACATGCCTGTAGTAGAGTGGCAACTATAAGCACATATCCAGTAAAAAAGATCGAACATTCTATACTTTACAAAGTTCATATCAGCCATGAAGGAAGCGTTAAATCTACAGTTACATTGCGTGGAGACGCTATTTCCATAGGTCGTATTCCAGGTGATTTGATGTATTGTTTCAAAGTCCCGACAGGATTCTGGCTGGCTAGGCATAACGGATTTATTTTTGTGACGGGCAACTCTGCCGGTGGTGGAAAAACAGATTTACTTTGTGGCCTTTCAATAACTTCTCATTTTCGTTCTTTGATTATGCGTCGTGTAGGGACAGAACTTGAAGATATAGTTGACAGAATGATTGCCATTGTCGGCAATAAAGAAGGGCTGAACAGGAGTTACCCTGTTACATGGCGGCGTCCTGATGGCCGATTCATAGAATTTGGAGCCTGTAATGCTATTGGAGATGAGGCCAAACATCAAGGCCATGCTCATTCATTAAAAGGCTTCGATGAAATAACACACTTTGCTGAATCTCAATTTCGTTATCTCTGCGGCTGGCTTCGTTCCACAAGGAAAGGTGAACGATGCCGGGTTGTCGCTTGCGGAAACCCTCCTACGGATGCTCAAGGTCAATGGGTTCTTGAATATTGGGGTCCGTGGTTGAATGAAGATCATCCAAACCCGGCTAGAGAAGGTGAACTTAGATACTTTGCCATGTTGGACGGTAAAGATTATGAACGTCCACATGGTAGGCCGTTTTATTATAAATGCCCTCATGACCTGAAATGTCCTTTCAATAAACCATGCCATAACCGGAAATGTCCTGAAGGTGGGGAATATATCGTTCCTACATCAAGAACATTTATCAGGTCGAGTGTGGAAGATAATCCTTTTCTTATGGAAACCGGTTATAAACAGGCACTCCAGGCACTTCCTGAACCGCTCCGTTCTCAAATGTTGAAAGGTGATTTTACTGCTGGTAAAGGTGACGATCCTTGGCAAGTCCTTCCAACTTTATGGGTGAAAGCCGCTCAAGATCGGTGGCGTCCTGACGGCAATCGCGGGAAGCGTATGGACAGTATGGGAGTTGACGTTTCCAGGGGAGGTAAAGACAGGACTTGTCTCTGCCCTCGTTATGGTTCATGGTATGGAGTTCCTATTGTCTATCCCGGATCATTCGTCACTGATGGCAATGCGGCTGCGGGTCTTGTATTCCTGAATCTGAAAGATGCTGCTCCTGTTCATATCGACATTGTGAACTGCGGGACAAGCGCCTATGACCACTTAAACAACAACGATATTTACGTCATAGCTATTAATGGTACGGCTTCAGGTGGTGGTACGGATCGTTCCGGGATTCTCCGGTTTTACAATAAACGGGCAGAGATATATTGGAAATTCAGAGAGGCGCTTGATCCGGCCTACGGAAGCGAAGTTGCTTTACCTCCTGGGAATGAAGTAAGGGCTGAATTGTGCGCGGCAAAGTGGGGATTAACTACCAAATTTGACGGCAAAGGGATTCTGGTTGAGGCAAAAGAGGATATTATCAAGAGGATTGGGAGATCACCGGACTTAGGGGAATCAATACTTTACGCTTCAGTGAATACGCCTAGACGCCAACAACCTCCTCCTGACGATGAGATACAACGGCTTTTAAACATGCGGGGCGGTGGCCCTAGCTCAATGTGCGGATAAAAGGAGAGTAAAATGGAACACAAAAGTCATGCAGGGAATATTATGGATGTAACAATAGAAGCAATTTTAATAAATCCATCGGATGAACCTACACTTATGAACTATGCACTTAAAAGCATGTATGCTTACGCCAAAGCCCTTGAATTTGCCCTTGAGTGCATCGGTAAAGGGGTGCGGATGCCTACTGATGTTCCACTGGCAGAGAAACCCAAACCACAACCTATGGCTGATGATGAACGGCGTCCGGGCGAATCACTGGATGTTTTTATACCTATTTGCAAAGTCCCTGCTGGAACAACAGTCACAAAGGAATTTGTGAACAAAGCGGTTAATAATTTCTGCGGCTGTGGGATAGCAATGGAACATCGGCATGATGATGTAAACTTCGGTGCAGTCATTTTTGACAGCGCAGTTGAAACTGGCAAAGAACCTGTCTACACTGAGCAAAAGCAACTTGATACTGAACATTTCTTCAAGGATTTTTCACCTGAGAATCCCTGTTGTAAACCGACATGCTCTGTTTGCTATCCAAGTGCGCCAAAAAACACAAACCCATAAAACAAAGAGGGATTGCATTATGAAACCGCCTTTAACCGGTAAACAAATAACTAAAATTCATGAACATCAATTTAAGGCTCTCCACGTTGACACTGAATTTCTAAAGCCTTATCTCTGCCCTAAAGATAGTCATCCATTAGTGGCTCGGGAAACGGGCCTCCACTGTTCCATCTGCGGTTATGTCAATGACGGGTATATAGTTTTTCCCGGCAAGATGAACATCACAGGCAAAATAGTTGACAAATTCGCAGATGAAGGGTAGAAATATCGCATGGCAGATTTGATGGTCACAGTTAGGGAATTTTGCGATAGGCCATACCGAACCGGGACATGCTGGCACAATAAACATCCGTTCCAGCATCAAATGCCTACTGATTATGAAGTTGACGCCTTCAGGCTGTTTAAGTGCGATACTTGTGGATTTTGGTATTCGGCCATATGAAAAATAACGATCTTGACCCTGAATGGAAAAAAAAGCTTGCAAAACTCCTAAAAGAGATTAATCTTATGCCAAATAAGCAGGGGCGTCTTATTATTGAGATTACTCCAGATCAAACCATAGGGAGTGTTGAAATAATAAATAGTTATCGTTAAAGCACCCTATCTCGACGGAGAGAAAAGACAGTTTCCGGCTGTCCTGGGTGCGTTAAATTACCGTTAGGGGCTTTCAAGTCAGAAGTTGATGCTGCTAAGGCTTACAATGAAGCAGCTATTAACCAATTTGGAGAGTTTGCCCAAATAAATATCATCTAATCAGTACCTTTTCACCCGCTGGAAAGCGGTACTGAGAAGCCTGGTTTAGTTCCAATGTATCGGAATTGAATCAGGCTTTTCGCGTTTTAAGGAATTTATGGCAGAAGAAGGTTCAACAATCAAAACTGATGACCGTGGGGATTATATTTCACCTGTAGATGAGGTACAGGCTTGTGATGACGAGTGGCAAAGATTTGTGTTCTATCTTCAGAACAGCCATATTGACTACGTTGATCGTGCTAACCGCAACTTCCGGTATTTTTACGGTGCTGGTCAACAATGGACGGATACGGATCGTGACTACTTTGAAAAAGTCCTTTTCCGTCGTTGCCATGAAGAGAATCATATCCTTCCTGCTGTTCAGACTGCAACAGGTGAACAAATATTTACTCGCGCCGATATAACTTTCAAACCTCGTAAGGGCGCTTCATCTGAGGCGGTTGCAAAGATTCTTTCTCAACTGGCTTTGCATGTTCAAATCGACAATGGGTATCATCGGAAGGAAAAAACTCTTTGGAAAGATGGTCTTATCAAACAGCGCGGATATTTCGATATTCGGATGAAGTTTGACGAGAATTTGCAAGGGGATATTCTAATCCAGAATCGAAACCCCATTACCGTCCTACCTGATTTATTCACAGAATCATACGATCCTAACGAATGGAACGAAGTAACCAACTGGGCGTGGTTGTCTCTCGATCAAATAGAAGGCATGTATGGTGCAGAGGCCCGTCATCGTGCCGAATTAACACATGGCTGGTATTCCGATAATCCAATGAATGATGAGTTTCATCAAAGGAACTGGCTTGATACTCGTTACGGTTTTGGTATCGGCGGCGTTAGGATGATGTATGAACGGGCCGAAGCTGGCGAAAAGAGGCTTCGCGTCCTTGAGCGTCAATATTATCGGTGGAATGTGGCTTTATGCTATGTCAATCCTAAGAATCAAGACTTCCAGGTAGTCCCTGAGCATGTTAAGCAACAAGAGGCAGAGAAAAAAGCTCAAGAAATGGGGTATATTCTCGCAAAAGTGAATACCAAAAGGGTTTACTGGCGCGTTTCTACCCGGTATTGCATGTTGCATGATACATGGTCGCCATATCGTTCTTTAACAATAGTTCCATATTTCTATATTTTCGATTATGGGGCAACTTTGGGGATGGTTGATAATGCAATATCTCCTCAAGAGCTTCGCAATAAGTCACTTTCAAATGGTATCCATATCATGAATACCACGGCAAATTCAGGATGGAAAATACCTTATGAGGGAGAAAAAAGCACTCTCAAGGGCATGACTGTAGAGGAACTTCGTAACCAGGGGGCAAAGAGCGGCCTAGTTATGGGATACGATAAGTCAATAGGTGAACCTCAGAAGATCACTCCTAACCAGTTTCCTGAAGGGCTTAAATATCTTGTAGAGATAGGTAAACAGGGAATTAAAGACACAACAGGAATTCAGGATGCTGATAGCATGTTGCGTTCTCATGTTCCCGGAGATTCAACCCAAAGCGCAATGTTTCAATCAAAGTTAATTCTCGCTGACCCGTTGGATAACCTTGAATCAACCCGTAGTTTTGTAGGCCGGAAGATCATCGAGCTTGCTCAAGACTTCATGAGTGCTGAAAGGCTCTTTACTATAACGGATATAGACGAATACGGTAAGGAGAAACAAGAACAATTCACTATCAATGAGGTACAGGCTGACGGTTCTATCCTGAACGATATTACCGTTGGTGAGTATGACGTTGTTGTGACAACCAAACCGACTGCTCGGACATGGCTGGAAAGCCAGTTTAACGAACTGAAATCCTTGAAAGAGCTTGGTGTTGGCATACCGGATGATGAAATGGTGCGCCGTTCCAATATCGACAATAAACATGATCTCGCTGACCGGATGGGTAAGCCGAAAGATGATGGTGGCGCTGCTCAAGCGAATATGGAATTAATTAAAGCAAAAGTTAAAAAGATGATGTCGGAAGCAAATGCAACTGACGCAAAGGCAATACAATCTTACATAGAATCAATTTTCGGAAGTGTAAGTGCAGCACAAATTTTATCTCAAGTGCCTACGGCTGCACCTATTGCTGATGAATTGCTGTTATCTTGTGGATTCAAGGATGCTCAAATTCCTGAAGTAATCAGCAAACCCGGAGATTTGACAGCGGTCCCGACTACACCTGAAGCACAAAATACGCATCCGAATTTCCCACCATTACCTCCTTCATCTACGGCGGGGATTGATAAAGGAATTGAGACAGGAGCGACACCATGAAAGGAGCTAATATCGTTATGAAAGTTCCGATGGAAGAACAGAAGATCAACGGGTTTGACCGATGGGATGTGAAATCGGCTATGGAATGTTTGTCACGTGCTTATATAATCAAGAAAGACACAAAGATGATGGAGGCCATTGGTATCCTTGCAAAAGAGCGATTGGAAGAGACAGCCGGGATACTCCATCATGTTGATGAGGCAAAAAAAGAGAAGTAACTTTCATAATATAGGAGGCGGTCATGGCAGTAACAAAAGAATGGAATCCCACGCCTGAAGAGAAGGGCGACACATTTACACCTGAAGGTGACGATGGCGGTATAGTCATCCCGGAAGATTTCTCACCTGATTTCCTGGCGGAACTGGCTAAACTCGCGCCGGAAGATAAGGCGGCTGCGGAAAAGGCGGAAGCTGAACGGCTGGCGGCTGAGAAAGAAGCGGCTGATAAAGCCGAAGTTGACCGGATCGCTGCCGAAAAATTGGCGGCTGAAGAAAAGGAACTTGAAGGGAAAGGGTTTATCCCCAAAGGTCGCTTCAACGAGATCAACAACGAGAAAAAGGCTGCTGAAGAGAAAGCGGCGGCGGCTGAAGCTGAAAACAAGACTCTCAAGGAACAACTGGAACTTGCTAAAAAGGGTAAAATTAAACCGGAAATCAAGCCGGACCCTCTCGACCTGATGGAAGAGAAGGTTGTCGAACTTGACCTTGTAAAACAAGCTGCCCTTACCGATTACGGTTTTGACTCTGATGAATACCGTCAAGCCGTCAAGGATTACAATCGTGGACAGCGGCAACTGATGCAAATGGAATCTGATGTTCAGGCCGGTAAAGCTGTTGCTGGTCTAAAGGGTGAAAATGCTGCTTACGCCGCAACGAAGTCAGAACTTAACGAAGTGGCTGAAGCTGCTTATGAAGTCTATCCTTTCCTCAATAAAAACGGGGAAAACTTCGATGAAACTGCAATCAACGATGTTCTGGAATACCGGAATGAACTTATCGACGCCGTTAAATCGGATGGGTCAAGGAAATACACCCCTGCTGAAGCCCTTCAAAAAGCCATTGACAAACTTGCACCTTTCCATGCTGCGCGTATAGGGGTAAAGGTTCCTGATGGTGAAACCGAAATACAGAAAGCAGTCAGGGAAAAACGTGCTCAAGAAGCGGCAGAGAAAGCGGCTGCGGCTACCAGAAATCAACCGGCTTTTGTCAAGGGCCGTACTGATGAGGGCGGGTTCAAGCTGGATGTCAATAAAATGACGGCTGACGAAATAGCAAAACTCCCGAAAGATGTTCAAGATCGGCTCTTAGGGAATACTCTTGACGAAAAAGATCAACAAAGAGCGGCATAAAATCAATAATGGAGGAGAAAAACCATGTCTGATGAAACTCAAGAAACTGGTGTAAATTCTAATGAAGCGGCTGATACTCCTGCACCGGCTCCGGCTGAACAATCGGCGGCTGATGCTCCTGAAGTGAAAGATGAACCGATTGAAGAAGAATTACCGGCTCCGCCTGTCGCTGATGCACAACCGCCTGAAGATGATGTGACTGAAGAGGATGAAGAAACACATCCCCTACTTCGTCTTGAAATGCTGGAAGATCATGTAGCTTTCATGGAAGCATTTCTCCTGACACTCCCGGAATACAAGTTTTTTAAAACACGGCACGCATAACAATATCAGGAATCATCCATCTAAAAGGATGCTCTCGCCTTGGAATGGCGGTAAACTTATCCCGGTTAACCCGATTAATCCGTGAAATGATCGTTTCCGCCGACCTCCGGCGAAAAACAGAGGCAAACCAACAATCTAAACGAAACGACACTACTCACGGAGGTACACAAAATGGGTTACACAAATTTCGGGTTCCTAAGTCCCGACAACATCAAAGTCTGGCAGAAAATGACCCGCCACGAATGGCAGCGGAAAAGCTGGATATTCCAGAAATTCGCTGGCGTGGGATCAGGCTTTCCGATTGAGCTTATCAAGGATATGAAAAAGACCCTCGGCGGCGGTACGGAGTGCTTAATGCAACTCGTTAACCGGCTGACCCGCGACGGTATGGTAATGTCCTCGGCTGGCAATCTGGAAGGCAACGAAGAAGAAATGGAAAAGAGCGACCAGAAAATCCGCATTGACGCCCTCGCTCATAGCGTCAAGCATAAGGGTGATCTGGTTGCACAAAATGAAGTTGCCGACTTCAGGACTGAGGCCGAAATCGGCCTTACCGACTTCGGCGCTGACCGTACAGATCAGCTTGTCATGCTCACCCTCTCCGGCATTTCATACGCCTACAACCTGAACGGCACTCTGCGCGGCTACTACGACAAGGGCGGGAACTTCCAACTCGATCCGTCTTATCAGAACTTCACCTTCGCACAGGACGTAACCGCGCCTTCAAGCCTTCGTCATCTTATGTGGGACCCGGTTGGTCTGCAACTCGTTCCTGGCAATACTGCCTCGATCACGCAGAATCCCTCGACCTTCAGCTATCAGGCGCTCGTCAATCTCCGCGCCTATGCCCGGACTCACAGGATGAAACCGCTTATGTCCGGTGGCCGGGAATGGTACGTTCTCATGACCACACCTTTTGCCTTGGCAATGCTGAAGATGGACCCGGAATTCCAACGGGCTATCATCCAGGCCGGTGTGCGCGGCGACGAAAACCCGTGGTTTACCGGTGCATCCGTCAAGGTGGATGGTCTGGTTATCCATGAAACCGATTTCGTTTACACCACTACCGGCGCTGCATCTGGCTCCAAGTGGGGGGCGGGCGGGACCATTGATGGTGCTCGTTCTCTCCTTCTCGGCGCTCAAGCCCTCGGTTTTGCTGACTTGGGAGAGTGGGAATGGGTCGAGAAACGGTTCCAGTACAACCAACATCCTGCCGTTTTCACCAAGAAGATGTTCGGCCTCAAAAAGCCGGTGTACTTCTCGACAACGGATGTCAGTAACCAGGACTTCTCCGTTATCGCTTTCGATCATTACACCATCGGCGGTGGAAGCCTCGGCGTGACCGGCCTCATTTAACAACCAACTGGCCGGGGGTGAAAGTTCCCGGTTATCACCTTTTTGATGGAGGTAAATAATGAAGAAATATGTTGATAAAATCGCTTTTCTCGCACTTGTCGCGGTGGCGGTAGGTTGTTTCCTTGCAATCCCGCCTCAAGTCAAGGCCGATTCGGGGTGGGGTGGATATGGTGCTCCGGCTGCTGTGACGCAGATATTCAGCAATGTAAGTACCACAACGACCTCAACCCCTATCTTTGTGGGCCTGTATCGGCATAAGACGCTGACTGTCACTGGTATAGCCGTCTCAGGTCATACTGCGGCATCACTTTCCGGGACTGTGGCCGTTAAATGTTCGCCTGATGATAGTACCTTTATCGCTCAAACCGCCAACTGGACTACTGCGGCGGGTGTCGCGCTTTCCACCACATCGAATACAAACATGAACTGGTCTGATGCTTGCCAGTGGCTTGAATTGGTGTGGACAAAGACGAGCGGCGAAGTCTCGGCATGGCTCAGTCTCGGTAATTAACAACCAACAAATAACTCGTATGGAGGTATAAATCATGAGTTTCAACAAAGACGATGGGGGAATCCAGTATTCCCGGAAGAAAATGATCGAGTTTGCAATAGCGGATGTTATTGCTGCTGGATCGGCCGTATTTCTCGGTCTGATTGACATTCCTCCCGGTTGCATTGTCACTGGGGGAGCCTTGAACATCCTGACTGCGTTCAATTCCACTGCAACGGACACTATCGCCGTGGGAGATGCAACCACAACTAACCGGTATCTCGGCGCTACCAGCGTTCACACTACTGGCTACACAGCCTTGGTTCCTACTGGTGCTCCTGTAACGACAACCGCAATGCAAACTGTTGGTATTGTCTGGACTTCGGGCGGCGGCACTCCGACAACCGGTTTTGGCTATCTGACTGTTGATTACGTCAGGCCGGGTGCAGCCGATGAGTATTACACCCTGTCTGACCCGATTGCGCCGTAACAGTTTCATGTGATTCTAAAAACCGTCAAGGGCAACTTTGGCGGTTTTAGGAAGTACATCAAACACAAATCAGGAGGAAATTAAAATGTCTGAAGAATTTGTAAGTAAAACCCTCGATCTGTCGGTAATGAGCAAGGATAAGTTTTGCGTTCTTCCCGGACAGCCTTGGATACGGTGCGCCACAATAGAAGGTGGTCATACCATTGTTATCGCTCCGGCTGGCGCAAGAAACGCAAAGGGCGAAGTGATCTCTCCCCGTGAAATCCCTCAGATATTCGTCAATGAAGCCCTTGGCAAAGGTGCTATCACCGAGACAATGCTTTCCCGTATTCAGGCGGGACTTGGTGACGATGAGACTCCTGAAAAGCCGGTTCTCTCTCTCGTTCCTAATTCCACTCCTGATATGACGGCTGAAGAACGGTTCGGAAAGATCAAGCAAGCTCTGCTTCCCATTCTTATTGCCGGTAAGCCTGAAGATTTCACACAACAGGGTATGCCCCAGGTCGCCGCCATTTCAGCTTCAGCCGGGTTTGATGTTACCGGTGCTGAACGTGACGCCGCCTTTTCGGAGTTGAAAGACTCCCCGGAGATACAGGCACTTAAAAAATGAGCACTACAAAGGAACTTATAGAGCAAATCAGAGAAGATTTCCTTGTTGATGAAGTCGAAAGTGGCGATAATAAGAGGAATGCTCTCTGGAAAGATAGCAACATTGTCCGCGCTCTCAACCAATCAGAGAGAGAGATTGCGCGGCGTTGTATGCTACTTCAGGACTCTACGACAAACTCTATCTGTTTCCTGAACATTGTACCGGACCCTATCACCGGATTGTTCCCTCAAACCATCCAACTTTCATCCAAAGTGATACGGGTTCGGTTCGTTCTGTTCCCTCGATGTTCTCAAACACAAACTACTTACCCCCAAAACTATGACTTGGTGCGTACAACCACGGAGAGTTTAGAAAGCGAAAGTGTGAACCTATGGGGGTTTGGCCGGGGTTGGATAGGTAGACGAGGCCGAGTAGAACGGTATCTAACCGATTTTCAGTATCGCAGTCTTACTTTTGACCGTGTTCCTGAATATGCGGGTACTGTCCAAATTGGGGTTATCCGATTACCCTTAAACAATCTAAGCGCAAAAATGCCGGACAATGAACCTGAAATCAAGGAATACGATCTTTTCCTTATTCATGGAGCCTTGAAATATCTTTATTGTAAAGGATTCATGACTGAGGATACGGAAACTTACGATCCTATCAAGGAAGCCCGTTGGCGCAATGAATTTGAAAAGGACATAAATCAGATCAGTGAAGATTTAAAAGCAATGCAGCCAAAAGAAATAATTTGTAGACCGGAAGGATGGGATGAAGGGCATCATCGTGGTGGTTTTGATCATAGGGACTGGTAATGGCAAAAGAACATAACTTGGATGTGTCTATTGCTGGTTTTGCCGGTACGAATAACGTACAGGATGCAGCACGTCTTAAAATCGAGAATGGCCTTGCGGAATGTGCAATGATAAGTAACTTTGATGTTTCGGACACCTATTCTGCCGTTACTCGTCAAGGTAAAGATTTGGTCTATTCTGGCACTCCACATAGTTTCGATTCGAATGGTTCAGGCTATTTTGTGGAGGGGAATTATTTCAAGCAACTTATGCCGGATTATTCGGTTGTGATTTTGGGTACGTTAAAAGCTCCATATCTGCCGATGAGTTATACCCCTGTCAATTATATGACGGTATGTTCAAACGGTGTTGATCTTTTTATAGTTGAAAATGGTGTAGTCTCGGCTTTCTCTATTCCTCAACCTCAGTTTGGGTTGGTGAATGGAATAAACATGCAACTGAAAACGGCTATTCTGGCGGCTCAAATTGTCGCTTTTTATATGAGAAGGCTCTGGTATGCGGTTGGCCCTGCTCTTTACTTTTCTGATGCTGACAATATCGAACAGTCTGATGTACGGGATGATCCTTTCGTGTTCAATAAATTGATTACGATGGTACTTCCCCTTGACAACGGGATTTATGTTGGTGCGGATAAAGTCTACTGGCTGGCTGGCAGAGAGCCGGAAGAAATGACTATTCCTCCTGGGAGTGGTTATGATAGTACGGTGGTTGCCGGAACGGGAATTGCTTTTGATGGCAACATTGCTGGTGGTACGGGTAAAATAGGCATGTTCACAACCACGGATGGAATTTGTTTGGGTGCAGACAACGGACAAGTGCAGAATCTTACTTTGAATAAAATAGCCTTTGCTGATGGTCATCGTGGGGCTGCTATTATAAGAAAATCAGGAGATTTTAACCAGTACATATCTTGGACATAAAGGAGAGACAATCATGTTACAGAGCGACGGATTTTCATTGGCAATAACCCAAAACAGCGATTATTGGGGTAATCTTCAAGGTGGAGTGCTCGACCTTTGGAGTGGTGCAGCTCCGGCGACTGCAAACCTTGCAGCAACGGGTACGCTTCTAGCGACGCTCTCTAATGCCGGTGGTGCGCCAACTTTCGAGACTCAGGCGCAATGGTCTATCACTCTCTCGGGTACTACTTCCGGGACGTTGAACACTGTTACCCTTGGCCTTGTACCGCTGCTCCCCTCCGCTGTGACATACGCTGTGAGCTTCACGAATACTGCGGCTCTGGCGGCTGCGGCTATCAATGCTGCTCATAATTTCCTCGGCATTGTGGCGACTTCTATTGGTGCGGTTATTTATCTTACCGCTCCCCACGGATCCGGGACTTCGTTTAACAACATGATATGCGCGGCAACAGCGACAACCCTGACGGCAACTGTGGCGAGTGCTGGCGCTGCTTCAACTGCTGGCGTGGCGGCTGTCAACGGCCTCCCTTGGCTGTTCCCTCCGGTTGTAACCGCCAATGTCGGCGCAGTGGTAACAGGTGGCCCTGGAACGTGGGAAACTTCATCTGCTCTGGCAACAGGGACAATCGGTTATGCAAGGCTCAGACTGGATTCTGCGGATAATCAGGGTGCAAACTCCACTTATCGCCGGATTCAATTCACCGTAGGGACTTCTGGAACGGATATAATCAGTTCGATCCTGACGACAACCCAAGGCGCTCCGACTATCGTCAATACAGAAGGTATCACTATCGCCAACTAAGTGAATAAGGCGCGGCATGTATTTATCATCCAGCACAAACCCTAGAGTTGCGTCGATCAGCATCAATGCCACTCAGTTGGCGGCAACTACAAACCCGCGCTCTTTTTCTGCCTTACTTTTTAATGGTAATTTACTTACTCTTTCGGCTGTTACAAACCCGAGAGTTGCCAGCATTCTCTTAAATCAGTATCTAACTGTAAACGCCTCGACAAATCCGCGCTCTTTCTCGGCGAATATGTACGTTGGGCTGGCATTAACGCTCAATTCCTCGACAAATCCGCGATCCTTCTCAGCCACATTAGGGCAGACTGCGATTTTACTGGCTTCCACTAATCCCCGGACAGCCTTTGGGATACTTGCCGGTCAAATTCCGGACATGGCGCTTTCTGCCTCGACTAATCCCCGTACAGCGTTTATTGTATTAGGGATGCCGGGAACGACTCAGTTTACCGTCACGGTCATGAATCTGAAAAATAAACTGGTATCTTTTTACGAGAATTATAACTTTGAATCGGTGGCTATCTTTAACGGGGTGCCTATTGGATGTGATCCGGCTACGGGGCTTTATGTCTTGAATGGCCCTGACGATAACGGAACGGAAATTGATACTTCAATTCTTCTTGGAGATTATGACTTCGGGATTGACAATATCAAAACCACTCCTCGACTCTATCTGAATTATTCAGGAGACGGTGAAGCACAAGTTTCAGTTTCCATTGATAATGATGAAATGGATGGCCCTTACGACATCCCGGCTCCGCATGAAACAAAACTTCAAACAAGACGGGCAAAACTTCCTATTGGGTTCAGGGGAAGTCATTACCAATATCTAGTTGAGAATGTGCAAGGTTCTCATCTCACAATCCAGAACATCGAGCTTCAATTCAAGAAGTCACAACGGAGGCTACATTGAAACCGGGAAGATATGATTTTATCATAGATCAGGGCGCGAATTGGGGCCAAACATTCTATTTTGGCAATACCGCCGTGGGTTTGGCACTCCTGCCCTCATCTCCTTATACTGTTGTTGTTGATGGAGTGGCAAAAACTTTTACTCGCAATGATGGTGGTTCTTGGCTGACTGATGGTCTTGTAACCAGTAATTATCTTGTTTGTGCCGGGTTTCAGAATCAGGTTAATAACGGCTCCCACTTGATAACCAATGTCACGGCCAAGGTGATAACCTGTGATGGCGACACCTTGACCACGGAAACGGCTTCTCCGTCTATTTCTGGACAAACTGTAATGGTAGTGAAGGCTATGGACTTCACGGCGGCTACAGGTGCTTCCATGATCCGGCAACAGTACAGTGACGTAAGCCCTACAGTTACAATCACGGTTGCTTTTTCCGGTACTCCTACGGATGGTTCCATAGCACTCTCGTTGACTCATGTCCAAACTGCTGCTATTCCTGCCGGTAAAGACGTTTGTTCACAGGCAAGTCAGTATGTTTGGGACTTGAACGTAACTCAATCTTCATTGGTCACAAGAATGTTAGAAGGTAAAGTCTCTATTGATCCGAGTGCCACACATTGAGCGATTTTGAAGAAACTACAATAGTTGAGACGATAGCAGAAAATGAGATTGTGGTGATTCCACAACCTGACACTTCCGTTATTGTCGCGGTCCCTGCTCCTGATTTGCCAATTATTGTCATTGTAGGCAATTCTCCTGGTGCTCCTGGTGCTCCTGGTGCTCCTGGTGCTCCTGGTGCTCCCGGTGCTCCCGGTGCTGACGG